GTAAATATTATTTACATGATGAGTACATGGGAAGCTGAAAAAGAAAATGAAGAAGGTAGAACAAGTTTATATTTTAGTGGGAATTTAATAACAGAGGCAGACGTTCGCTTAAACAATAAAAACTTTGATTTTTATATAGATACACCAGTTAATGCATATGATATACATTTAGAATCATTATTAATCCATGAATTTGGACATGTATTAGGATTAGGACATAACGATACACCAGAAAGTATGATGAATACTTATTTAAGCCCTTCTAAGGAGCGATTGAATATAACTGATGTTGATATATCTAATTTAAGATGTGAGTATTAATTATTTGCGTTGAGCTGTGTATTCGTCGTAAAGATTGCCGTTTTCGTCTTTACCTTTATAAACTATTTTACCATTATCATCAAGGCCAAAACCTGGCATTACAGTCACTAGGACGTGACGACAGTTAATGTGTGACAATCCGATAGTTGGCTCCCACATTCCTTTTTTAGGATTACCTTCTCCACCTTTTAGCTCTGATAATTTATAAGCTTTCGGTTTAACAATATTCCCCTGTGTGTGCCATAAATGCTCACACATATCAGATAGTTTCTCATCAACTATACCTATTTTTATTACTGTAGGATCCGATATACCAATTGATTTAGCAGCAGCTAAAATTCCATCAGCTGCTCCATAGTTAGCAGCATTGTATCTTTGATGTTCTGCTAACATCTCAGCAGATTGATCTATTTTCTTCTTAAGATCTTTAAGGTCAGATTTCATCTTACCAATAATCTCTTCACCTTCAGAACCAAGTAAAACTTCTCTAGCCGTTTTCTGTTGAATTTTAGCTAATTGTTCAATTTGAGCTATATGCTGAGTTAAAACCCTATTGACATCAGAAGATGTCTTTTCTTCTAAAGAATCTATGTATCCCTCAGAAACATCTACTAGCATTTGAATTGTTTTTTTATCTATTGAAGAGGCATTAGTTGTATTAGCTGAATTAGCTTGCATATAAGCAGCAGCTAATGTTGTACTAGGATTGTACTTGCTACCTTCTAAAGATAAGACATAGGCTTTAGATACTCTATCTGGACCTAATAGATTAAAACGAAGACTATTAAATGTCTTACCGATAATCTCATTTAAAATACTTTGAAGAGACTTAGTAAACACAATTAGTCCTTACTTTTCTTACCTGCTATAGCCACAAGAATCTCATCAACCATATTTTTAGACTGCTTTTCAAAGTCAGTCATAATTTTATCTCGCATCTTCTTATGATGCTTTTTAATTTGATTTTTATTATAAACAGAATTGTCTGATTTTGTTAATTCCGATTTATTTATTAACTCAGACAATTGACCAACTGCAGAATCTAAATCCTGCTCTTGACCTTCTTCAGGTTGTTGATTTGGATCTTGTTGTTGACCGTTTGGTGCTGGTAACTGCCCCTGTTGTTGCTGTACCTGCATCTGCTGAGCTTGCTGTTGCATTTGTTGCTGCTGCATCTTCATTTGTTGGAATTGGAACCATGCTGGATTATTTATATAATACTGCATATCTGGATTTTTAGATGCATCTTTATACCTGTCTGGTTGAAAAGTTTCAAGAATCTCGCCCATAGTAAAATATTTTTCAATGATTTGCATATAGGCAGCATTCATTGGAAAATCACCACCAATATTAACTCTATCTTTTTCAACTTTATCCAAGATATCATTAAAATTATAATAAAGAGAACTTGCTTGTGAAAGTAATGTTGCTTCTTTTTCTGGTGAATCAGCATCTAAACCTACAAAACTAATTCTGATTAATTTTGCCCAATCAGGGTTGATTCTAGGTAAAAGTCTTTCATTTAGGAAATCCTCGATAGAAGTCAACATAGGTCTTAAACCTGTTTCCTGTGACTTTAGAAGTTTCCATTCATTTGAACTCTCTGATAGCGACTGAGAGTTTGTTCCTCTTGATAAATAAGAAAGAGCTGCTATCTCGTCAGGAGATACTTGAAATGCAGCCATGACCATTCTTTTATTAAGATCGGCAAGATACTGGAATTCCATATCTCTACCGCCACCATCTAATGGCATTACACTAACGTCATCCTTAAGAGAAACGCCAAATACTGGCATTCTCCATGCTGCATTAGAGCTATTAATATGATTAGTCATCTGCTGTCTAATTGCAGAAACATCTGCTTCATCTAAATTATCAGATTTAAATACCATAATAGATTTTGCTGCTCTTCCATTTAAGAAAAACATTTTATTATGTGTAGTTAAATTAATATGAGTAGTAATAGAATTAATAATACGTTCAATTACAGTTGTAGGATATCCAGCTCGTAAAATATCAGTAGAAGGACTTAAGCTCCAAACAATTAACTGCTCATCAGTAAAAACCTGATATGGCTGTTCTTCAATCGCTTGAACCCATGTATATTCACCATTAGAAAATGCCTCTACTGGAATTTTATGACCTTCCATTCTAGAAAGAATGGCTTTAGCCTGTTTTCTAATATTGGCAGCTTCTTGAGTTTTATCTTTAGTCGGAGTTGCATAATAAATAGTACCAGCATCAACGGCTCTAAAGCTATGGAAATTACCAGCACCATCTTCACGGATTTCTGTAGTCCACCATCCAAAGGTCATCATATCTTCAACGATTTGCTTTAAGTATTGAGAGAATGTAGTTTTATCTCTATCTTTTAATCCAGAGTTTCTACCGCAATTTAAAAGAATTTCTCTTAATTTAGGGACTATATCTTTTTTAATCTGTTCAATTTGATCATCTTTGTAATGTTCATAAACTTCAGGCTTAATATCGGCAGTAAAACCTATGTCGAAACGATTAGGTCTTGGTCTACCAAACAGAGAGACTTGATTTGCTTTAAGTGGTAAAATAATACCACCAATAAGTTCTTCGGTATCTCTTACTCGTTTAAGTAAAAGATTTGGAATCATGCTTGTTCGTTTTTTAAAGATACTTGCATTCTCTGTAGACTTAATAGGGTCTTCAGTAAAACTGAGCTTAATAGCTTGCATATCCTGGCTTTTTCTTAACTTAGCAAAGATTTGTGCTATAGGGTCTTGAGATGATACGTCTAAGTCTTCTACAGATGCTTTTGTAAAACGAGGATCTTCAACGTCAACATTACCTGCCATAGAGACTGTAGTTACATCTTTTTTCTTCATATTTACTCTACTGTTGCTATTATTACATTAGCTGGATTAAGTCCAGTGTTTGCAATAACAAGTTTATAAAATGAACCATTCTTTAAAAGCATACCAGATTTTTCAATGTTGTTTGCTTCAACAGGCTCAACAAGTATATTATCAGAAGAATCATTATTAAATCTAGCAGATATTTTCTGCTGAGCTGCGATTAATACAAATTTCTTAGCTTCTTTATAGAAAACCATGCCTGTTGCTGTAGGTATAATATCGGTCTCAAGAGGTATACCGTTAGCAGAACCTACTGCAATTTCTACCCAAGAAGGGGTTACTTCTGTAACCTCGTAAGTACCTTGAGTTGCTATAGAAAATCCAGAATTGATATAAACTTTATCACCAATTTGGATCTGATTTGAAGCACCGCCACTGCTATAAATAAGCAACAAAGATGTATCTAAAACCGTAAAAGATTCTGCTGCTGCATTAATATTTTGAATAGTAATAGAAGTAGCTGTTTTTGCAATAATTACAAACATACCTTGATTAGCTGCTGAGCATCCACATCCAGCAAACATATTTAAAATATCGCCAATTTGAATATTTGAAGTATCAAAAGCTCCAGCAGTTTTAGTAAGAACGGCTGTAGGACCATTTGTAGTAATCTGAAAAACAGTAGACGTGGTAATGGTGCTAACTCTATCAGTTCTAAATACTGGAGCAGTGCCAGTACCGTTATGGGCAAATCTATATACGTCTTTATCTAAATAAGGCTTAGTTATGTCAAATTCAGTCGTACCATCAATTGCTGTAGTCTTAGTCCCATCGTAGATAACCTGAGAAGATGAAGCTGGAATAGTGTAAGGTCTTTGATCTGGATTCTTTGCATCAATACCCATCAACTTAAAAGTCAAATCAAATTGACGTATCATAGGATTATTACTTGCATTACTATCTGCAAAAGCAATGGCGTTTATTTGTAAATTTAATTGCGACAATCAATACCTCTTCTTTGTATATTTTACTTCACCGTAGGGTTAACTGCTCTTAAGGGAGTGTAAGGTAAAGGTTCTAACCTTTTACTATTAAGTTTATGGCTTAACCTATTGATTTTAAAAGTATATTCAGGTTCTGAAAGTCGCCATTTTTCAGCAATTTCAGGCTTTTTATTAGGTTTTAAATATCCCAAAGTGTCCCCTTATTTTTAGATTTTTTAATTCCAGCACCGTCCCCAGAAGCCTCATTGATTTTATCAACAAGCCAATTCCCATTCTGTTTTTGAACTTTTTCTATATAACGCTCCTGAGTTTCCTGTTCAAGTCTTGGCTGTTCAGCTCCTAAAACCCTCTTCTTAGAAGCCCATCTATTGATGGCTGCATATCTCAAAGCATCAATCGCATGATTAAACTCATCTGCAGGGATATCTGTCATAGCACCTGAAGAGTCTTCTTCATTATGATACTTTTCCATTTCGTTAATGAAAAAATCACAATTACCTCTAACTCCATAAAATTTAGTGCCTCCAGAAGTTGGGGTAATTTTTTGTCTTATTAATGTAATACCGTTTTCAATTTGACCTTTTTTATCAAAATTATCAACTACTTTAATAAGTTTTTTAGATTTAATATAGTCGTTAATAGCAGGTTGAGAAGTGTCTGGATATAAATGAGTAAATCTATATTTTTCATGTAAACGATGAACTTCCTGACTTAACTGTTCAGGATCTAATCCTGATTGGGCAAATACTTTCATTATATATATATTACCACCGCCATCTTCATATATAATAATTAAAACAGCTGGATCTGTATATCCATGATCTAATCCAGCATAAGCTTTACATCCTTTACTTAACATTAAATTAATAAGGCTATCTTCAGAAAAATTATCAGGAGCTTTTTCTCCCATAAATATTTCATAAATTTGAGACGGAGTTTTTTCAAAAACATCTCTTTTAAATCTACTAAATACTAAACCTTCTAATGAAGGAGTTAGTGACATTTTTTGAGACAAAAACCATTGCAACTCGGACTGTTTAAATTCTTGTATAACAGACTTAACAGGTCTTAAAGTTCTACATGTTGACTCTTGTTTTTTAAGATCCCCTCCGCAAACTGCCGAAAGAGGACATGAAAAGCAATTTTCTTTAGCTACAATCTTTTCAAATTTTGTCTTATCCATTTCAGATAAAGACTCATATTGTTCTATAGATAATGTTTTATTTTCAAAAGCATTTGCGTAATAGGTACTTTTCTTTGTACCAGATATAGAGTCTGGACATTTCTGTGTATTTTCTAAAACAGACCAGAACTTAAAAATTGTACCTGTTTTATCTTTTTCTTCATATTCTCTTTCAATTACTGTATATGCACCTTTTCTGGATGAAATACCAAACTTAATCCAAGGTTTACCGTCATGTGTATATGTTGGAATACCAGAAACGTCATCATAAGCTTTGATTTTATCTGGAGCTAATGACGCTAATTCGTCTAATGATACTACAGGAGCGTGGGCTCCTTGTACGGCCATGGTTGATATAGACAAAATCTCAATCTCAACTTCCTCTCCGTCTACCATAAATAAAGTTTTTTGCTGAGTAGGCTCTGACTTTAAACAATCTCTCACGTAAGGCCTCATTACGAATTTCTTAAAATATGTATAAGCTCGTTTAGCTTGAGTTACTGTACCCCCAAAATGAACTACACTTCTTTTAAAGTGCAAAGGGAGTATCACCTTTAAAGCAGCTAAAGATAAGGTTTTCTGAGAAGCTCTGCCTGCAATATATCTTAAATCTAAAGGCTCATCATTTTTATCATCAGCGCAAAACTGATATATATCCCAAACCATATCTAACGGATTTGACGTGGCAAACCTTGATATAGTTTGATCTGCTAAGTCTACATCTAAAAATTTTATTAACCACAGTCTTAACTGTTCTTTTGTCTGAAGCTTTTGAAACAGCAGTAATCTCATCACTGCATCTTGTTCTGCTTCAGTTAAACTTTTAAAACTATCAAAATTATTCACTTTTTTTATTACCTTTATTCTGATTCTGAGCTTCTTCAGCTAAAGCTTTTAATAATTTGGTTTGAAGGTCAGGGGTTAATTGTAAATTTACGGATCCACCTTCTGTCTTAACTGTAGTCTCTTGTTGAACTTTTCCTTCAAATTTAACTTTCTTAATAGAATCTTCTCCAGTAATTTTTGCTATAGTCTCTACTATTTCTTTATAAGCACGTAAACTACCAATTTTAGGTAGATCGTCTATATTCCCTGTTTGTAAAAATTTTAACATAACATCTTTATGTTCTTTATGTATTACAGATAGTGCATTTGTCAAAAACTCAACAGACTCCATTTTCTGTTTAAGTATTTTTTGGGTTACTTGGTTCTGAAGCTGGATTAGATAATTATCTCGTTCCTCATCCCAATTATACTTCTTCCTTGAGTATAAAATATCGCCTTCACTTATTCCTTTGTTGATTTTAGCGATTTCAGCGCAGGAATACCCCTCAAGGAACAGATTAAACATCTGAGAAGATAGAGACGCAGCTATAGGACGTACACCTTGCTCTTCATATTCTTTTAAAACCTCTAGTTCTTTAGAAGTCCAAGTCCCTGACGGAACTAATTGACTATTAGATTTCTGTTCCATCTATATACACCTTTATTGTTGTTCCATTTCCCCATAGAAGCTGTTGAGTCCAGTCAACTAAGTTAATTTTAGCAATTTCTTTTTCTTTTTTATATTTAACTGCAGAAATCTTGCTTTTTGTATTTTTTACAATCTTTCCGTTAGTTCTTTTATATTTCTTTTCGGTTTTAAGTTCATAAACTATTATCTTAGAGGTCGCATCCATTTTAACTTCACCGCCTAATGAAATAGAACAGCATGCTACGGTATAGTTTTGCATTTGTAATTTAAAAAAATCATGAAACACATTGTAATTCTGAAGCAATAATTTGGCTAAGTAATACTGCTGAGTAAGATCTAATTTATCATTTGATGAATTGTTTTCCATACTTCCTCTTTAGTTTCATTGTCTAAATCCACGACTTCTTTAATATATTTTTCTAAAGAAGCTTCTACGCTGTCACCTGACTTTTCCATACTTATTTTCTTGGATAAGTCTTTTTTTATTCTAGGAATAAACCGAACTTTACCTAGATACTGCTCATTATCTTTTAAAAATTTATCATAAAAAACTTGAGTTCCATTTATTCTTATAGTAACTATGTCTTTCTGAAAATTAACTACCGATAGATCTATACTGTAAGATTCTGGATTTTCTTCATAAATATCAAAAACATAATAATTCTTAACAATATCTCTTGTAGTTATTTCAGTTAAATCAAGCTTCCCTGTTTCATCTTTTTGAATTAAATGAATATACTTATCTTCATTGTTTTCTGCAGCAGTAATCGCTCTTGGAGTTCCTACATAAATAACTTTATCTTTAATTGTTTGTCTTTTATGGATATGTCCAGATATCACCACTGAATAAGGTAGTAATTCTGATTTAACCCCTCCTGGGCAGAGCATCCCAGATTCATATGCAGCTCCATCAAAGGTTTGATGACATACTAAAACAGGATCTTGTAGTCCCATTGTAGTAGCTGTTATCTTATTAAGTACAGCCGATTCAATAAATTCATCTGTATTATGAATAAATGGTAAAAATAAATAATCATCCTTAATTAGACCTTCCTTACTGGAAACAACTGTAGCATAGTCAGAAAGTATTAGTTCCAGAGCATTTTTAGATGCATTTGTCGGAGAGATTCCATCGTGATTACCTGCTATTATAATAATACGACCTTTATCTGCTTGCACTGCATTATAATAAAAATTCTTCAAAAAAGATAGCACCGTATAAGCAACTTCTTGCCTAATAACTGCATGAGTGTGGAATATATCACCTAATAAAATTAAGTTTCTACAGTTATTACTAATAAAAGTATCAGAGATAAAAGAAAGCAATCTCTCAGATTCTTCTAAGTTATTTACTTGTATATGTAAGTCCCCTACAAACAGATCTTTCACTTTTGCTCCACTGCAACTACCATACTCTCAAGAATTAAAATAAATTCAGCTCCATCTAATTCCATTAGATTTTTAGCTTGAGGCGTATTATAAACTTCTGCTCTTAAGTATATCTTTTGACCAGCTTGGAATAGTTTAGAATCAAATACTACCTCTGAAGCCACTAAACTCTTAGCAAGTTTATCGGTTCCATAAAACCCAGCTACCATTTTTTTACCACCTTTATCGTGATCAAAAACTATTGGTTTTATTGCAACATGATCATTTAAAACT